AATATTACACAGATGAAAGACAAAGGATTTACAGAGCCACCACTTTGTATGCCAGATGAGTACAAAACAGATAATTTTGTAATATCTTATAGAAAATATTACATAGGAGAAAAGAAAAAGTTCGCTAAATACACTAACAGAGAGGAGCCATCATGGTTGTAAAATTTAAAAAATATTTATTAGTAGCATTAGCATGTTTTTTGATTGTTATACTTACTTTTACATTAGGAACATTTAATCCTAATTTTATAAAAATAAAAGAGTTAGAACAAAAGTTAGAAACTAAAATAGTCTCAAGATTAACAACCATAGACTTTTATCCACCAGTGTTTGATACTACTGATGAGATAAGTTTTGTTAAATCTATAGAAAAGTGTGTAAACTACTTAAATTTTAAAATACCACCTAATGAAAGAATACCATACATACTCATAGCAGCACAATCATCTCTAGAAAGTAATTTTGGTACATCTAGGTTTTCTGTAGAAGCAAATAACATTTTAGGTATAAGGACTTACAATAAAGAAGATAAACAAATTAAATCTAAATCAAATCCTAATGCTGAATGGGGTTTAAAAGTATTTACAACTAAATGTGCTTGTGTTGATTATTATATTAAGTTACTTAACAATCATAATGCTTATAAAAAGTTTAGAGAATCAAGAATAAAACAAAATAATTCTGGTTTTATATATCCTAAAAAGTTAGCAGAGACATTAACAAGTTATGCATCAGACCAAAATTATATACCTAAAGTTAAAAAACAGATTGACTATTTAATTGGGATTTTACAAAATAATGCTGGGTAGTAATACCCACAGACAAGTCTAAAACATCGCCTACACACAGATATGGGACGATTTATTTTCCCTGACCTCTGTATCTTAACTGTTTTTTGGTTCTTCCTTTTCTTTTGTGTTTATTCATAGAACTAACTTTTTTAGGTCTTTTGCCTATTGATGTTCCTTTAGAAGTTTTTTCATATTCTACTTTTACACCAAATAAACCTTTTTTCTTTGCCATTACATTCCTACATTTGCAACACAGCTAGATGCCCACCAGAGTAAACACCAGCACAAATAAAATTTTAAAAATTTTAAGAAATAATTAATCAGTTAGCGAGTGGGTTTTTGTTACTTGCCTTTAATTCTTGTATTTCTAAATCTAAAACTTTAAGAGTTTTTTCATTTATTAAACTTCTCTTATCAACATCAGATATCTTGTCATCTAGTTCGCTAGAATCAAAGTTAGTTAGTTTAGATATCTTTTCTTCTAATGTTGCTATCTTAACATTTTGTTCTGATATTTCTTTTTGTAATGGAGATATATCTATACCAGATACATTGTTTAATTGCTCTTGCATCTCTCCATACTTAACAAAACCTGCACCAATAGCACCTAATACACCTATTAATGCTGCAATACCAGCTAGTTGTGATTTTAATTTATCCATTTTTTAATGCCTCAATCTCTATTAATAATTGTTTCTTTTCTTGTTTGATTTTCTCTATCTTTCTGTATTGGATATTCATCGGATCTGACTTATAATAACTAGAAAGTGTTATATTACTATAAATATCTCTATTATCAAATATGTTTATTTGTTCTGTGTATATATTTTTTGGTTTATAAAAAGGTATGTTATAAGCATCTATCATATCATTGTTTTCCATCTGTTTTAACTTAACAATGCTTTTTAATTGTAAATTTTTACTAATATCTTTGACTTCTTCATCAATTTTAGCCATAATTATATCAAGTTTCTCGTCTTTGCTTTTAATTTCTTTATCTTTTGTTTTTTCTTCCTTCTTAACTACTTTATTTTCTTTACTCTCTTCTGTTTTTTCTGTTTTAGTAGTATTTTCCTCTTGTTTTTCTTCTTTTTGTGCTGTTTGAGTTGTAGTTTCTTCTTTTTCTTCAGCAATAGTCTCTTGATTTTCTTCTTTTTCTTCTTCAGTTACAACTTCTTCATTAATTTCTTCTTCTTTTTCTTCTTCCTCTATAATTCCTTGTGCTATAACCATAGGTGTTTCAATTTTTTCTTCTTCTTTTACTTCTATAACTTCTTCTTCAAATTTTAATTCTTCTTTGAATTTAAACTCTTCTTTTACTTCAATAGTATTTTCTATCTCTTCAAACTCTGTAAATAGTTCTTCAAAGATTTCATTTATTTCTTCTTTAATTGCTACTGGTATTGGTGAATATAGAATATTTAAAAGTGTTGCTTTCAGTTCTGCACCTAATAAATTTGGTCCAACAGGACTGGTACTGCTAGGATTATTACCATCAACACCTTGCCACTCCCAACTCCACTTTCTTGCTCCTTCACCTGTGTGTATAACTGTGTCAGTGTAAGTAAAGGTATTGTTATTATAGCCAGAATCATTGTTTCTGTTTTGTGTTACTGTTGCCAGTGAATTATCATTTTCGTCTAGTATTGTAACTGTTGTTGAATAACTATCTTGACCAGATGTTGCTTGACCACATTGGTATGCTGAACCAATCCATTCACAGTTTTGTACTTCTGTTTTAGATGTTAATGATACACCACCATCTAAACTGTCTGTTGTAGTTGTATGGTCACCTGCAGTTATGTTTAATAATGTTCCTGATGCTGATACTGTTCCTGTACCATTTGCTTCTAACTCATTAAAGTTAGATGAATAGTCAGTGATACCATTAAGAGTAAAACCATTAGAACTATTGATTCCATCTATTGTACTGCTAGAACTTTGAGGACTTGTCTGTCCAGTTCCTGCGTTTGGCAGTAAGTTACCTGTTGTTGCTGTTTCTGTCTGTCCAGTTGTATGGATTGATATCGTCAGCAAACTTATCAATAGCAAAATACGCATATAATCCTACTCCTACTATTAGAATTGACCAAGTCATCTTCCTCCACTATTTAAAACTTTTGGTTTTTCAAGAGGTAATATAATTTCTACTTCATCCTCTGATTTTTTAAGTTCTTCAAGTTCTTTCTTTTGCTTTTCTAATTCTTTTTTAAGTTTCTTTTCTTCTTCTTTTCTCTTTTTCTCTTCTTCTTTTTCTATTCTTTCAAACTCTTTTTGTAGTTCCATCTCATCTATTTTATTTTGTTTTTCTATTATTTTTAAATCTTTTACATATAATTGATAATCTGGTCTTAATTTATCATACTTGTTCCATAATTTTTGTGCTTCATTACCTATCTTGCCTTTGTATGGACAAGGTGTACCAGCATTTTCCATAGCAGCAAACACTCTTTCGTCTTGACATAACAGTGCCACAGCAGCAACTTTCATACCCATACTATCTAATTGTCTAGATAATTTTATTCTTTCACAATTTAAATCTCTAAAACCTTTACCACCTGATATACCTAAACCAAATGTTTGAATCCCAGCACTAGCACCAACACTACATACATCAACACCAGAAGAATTAACACTAGGTGCAAAAGCACTAGGTGGTGCTGATTTTATGTTAGATGTTGAGTTAGTTGTTGATGTTGTATTATTAGAAGAACCAGATTGGTATGTATTTGAACTTGAAGAAGTATAACCACCAGAAATATTTGTATTAGATCCTGATGTATTGTTTTGTGTTGTATTAGCGAAAGCAGTAGTACAAATTATTAATAATAATGTAATTAATCTTAACATTTAAAAATTCCTTATGCATTTATGTTATTTTCCTTTTCTGTTACTGTTATAGGCACACATTCGTACTTTATTTCTATAATCTTTTTCTCTGAAACTATTGCTAGTGATTCTAAATTCTTTTTAAGTGCTTCACCTAATTGTGAACACTTTTCTTCTGTGTAGTATGCATCATAACCTTTATAGGTTAGATAAGGTGGTTCTGCTTCGGAGACAAGCAATAATAAAAAATATAATGTTATCTCCTTCATTTATCATTTTTTCTTAAACATGTCTAATCCTGGTTTTAATCCATATATTGCTCCAAATATACCAATTAACAACCATTGATACCATTGTGGTAATTCATTGAAGTAATTAAAAAACATATCTAATTTACTTTTAATATCATCATCTCCAAAAAATACAGCATAACCTAAAACCAACAAAGGCAAAGATACGATTACTAAAACAAACTCGTCTTTCCATCCTTGTTGATTATTTTCCATTACTGCTTTTTTATATTCTATTTGACCATTAGCCATTCTTTCCATATGTTTCATTTCAGCTAATGATTCTAATTTCTTTGTTTCGTTTTTGTTTTTATAGATTTGAAGACCAGTTTTCAGACCCATACCTAATAAATTCCAAACCATTATGAACAACTCCTCATCACTTTAGATAAACTTTCTGCTCTGTTTGGTGTTTGCTTCGCCCAACGACTATCCATCATCTGAAAAGATGCTTCACCATAATCTTTTTTTCTTAATGCTTCCCACATCTTTTTAAATTTACCAACACCACCTACACCGAGTTGAAATACCATCTCAATAATAACTTCTCTTGCTTTATCATCAAGATCCATACCATCCATCAAACCAGTCGCTTGACCAACAGCATTATTAAAATCAGTTTTAAATACATGCTCTAATTGTTCTTTGCTATATTCTTTTCCTTCTTCCCATTGTTCGTCTGGTCTTACTAAATGACCATAACCAATAGTAGCAAAACCTAAACTATCTTTATAAATTTTCGGTACAAATCCTTCATGCTTTTTAATTCTTTCCATTAAATCAGTATAATCTTTAACCATTTTTTATCCTATTAGTGCTCTTGTTAATGTATATAAAACTTGACCTAGAATCATAAAACCAATTGTATATAAAACTTTTGATATACGATCTATGTCTTTTTGCATATGTGCTAGATGATTATTTTCAATAGTGTCAATCTTTTGGTGCACTAATTTCAACTCTCCTTCGAGCCTAATTATTGCTTCCTTATTTTCCTGACTTGTTTTTAAATGTTCATCCATAATAGCATTATAAACTAAAAATATTTCATATTAAAGTGTTATATTAGCAGTCGCATAACTACTTGATGTGCCAACAGAATTTATTGATTTTACTCTAAAATTATATGTTTGACCAGTAGTTAAACCTCTAATAGTAAACCTCCTATTGTGTCCTGACATTAATTGTTCTGTATATGTTGAATCACTAGACAATTTATACTCTAATTGTATCTGTGATATGTTTGTTGTTAGTGTCCATACTGCTTCTACTTCACCACCTGTCAAGTCAGTTAAAGATAATGCACTTGGTGCTGTTGCTGTATTTGCAGCACTTAAATTACTGTTTGGATTAGGATCTGTTGCTATCTCTTTTGATGTATTTATGTTTGATAAAACACTATTTGTATAAACATTTGGGTCTGTTTCTCTTAATACCATTGTACAAACTAACTGTGGTGCACCTTCAACATCAGAAGATGTTAAGTTCCACTCTTGAACTTCAAAAGGTTTATTAGTGAAACCAAGACGACTGTTGGTCACATTAACAAAATCTCCGCATTGTAATTGTAAACCTTGTTTTAAACTTGTAGTACAAGACATGACTATTTGCTGTCTTGCTTTTAATAATTCAATTAATGCTAACTCTCTTGCTTTTGTTGCACTTGTTGTCATACTAAACTCTACATCTGCTGTTATTTCTTCATTATTGTCTTCTGTTTTATATTGACTTGATGCTATTGGATCGAACTCTTGTACAATAAATTTATTACTAGAATCATAAAAAGTACCAGCAACACGATTAAAAATATCTTTACGACCTAATTTAGTAACCATCTGTATTGGTTCAATAAAATCTTCATTAGTTAAAGTTATAGTAGGTGCATTATAAAAACCAACATATAGATTAAATTTACCATTTTGATATATAAGTTTACCAGAACAAGATGTTAATAATTGGTCTAGTATTTGTTTTGGTGATTGTGATAAATCAAATATACCATTACATTCATAACGATTATTACTATTGATAGTATCTTCACATCTTGCAGCAGCATAAGCAAAGCCACCATGATGAGTAGCACTATCATTTATTTCAGCAGAAGTTATCTTTAAGCCAAAACTTGTATCAGTTAAAAAATCTCTAATGCAAAGTGCTGGGTTGTTAGAAAATGCTGTTGTGCTAGTTCTTGGGTCAAATACTTTCTTACCTTGCATCTCAACACTCATGTTTGGTAAACCATTAGGAAAAGTATCATTATCAAAACGATATCTAATGTAATTATAAGCACGACCTCTTAATCTATGATTACTTGTCCATTCAGTTAATTCACTTACACCATCTGCATCTGCTACTTGTGTAGAAGAACCAAGATGTACTTTTACTCTTATTGCTGTACCATCAGCATTATTAAATTGTCCTGAAGTAGCTGTAAATCTACCAATACCATTACTATCATTACCAGAATTAGTAAATGGTGATGTACCAAAAGTCAGTACAGTGTCATCAAGAAATAATTTAGTAAAAGCATTTATTTCATGACAAGTAAATACTGCGAACGCATGTAGATATTCATTACTTCCTGTTGATGCTAGATGAACATAGATACCACCAATTCTTGCTGTACCATAACAAACTTTCCAAGGTGCAACTGGTTGTCTTACTGTAACATTACGACCTTGTGTTACTTGGTCTGAACCAACTGTCAAACTAGGCAAGTCAGGTGTAGGTGCTAATGCTGCAGTCGCAGCAACACTACCACCAGCCAACAATGCAGCACCAATAGAGAATCCTGGACCAGGAGCCAAGAATCCTGCAGCAACTGCAGCAACAATAGTTACTGGATCTGTAATTGCATCAATAATATCTCCACCACCACCGCACATTATAACCTCTTTTTAAATAAATTTCCTACTGTTTCAAACTTCATAAAATTATATAACTTCTCTACTTTATCAGATGCAATAGCCATACTTGATGCTGGACAAAATTCTCTAGCACCTCGTTCTTTAGCCCATGCTTCTGCTTTTTTAACTAATTTAAATGATACTCTAGGATATTTATCTCTATAATCAGGATGAACATATAATAAAAAGTCTTGAGCAATTTTTTCATAACAAAAGAAGTATTCTGTTATGAATGCTACATACATTCCTATTATTTTGTTCTCCTCATTTATAGCAATCCAAGCATTACCATAATCAGTTTGTTTAAACTTTTTACCCAACTCATAAAGTTTTGATTTAGCATAAGGCAAAAAATTATAAGCACCTTCTTTATGCATCAGTTCTCCAAGTTCTACCATTTCTTTTACATCTTCTAACTCATACTCTCTTATTCTTATGGCTCTTTCCATACTACATCCTTATCTTGTAACTCATCTAATAATGAAAAACCTTCATCACCAGAAAAGTCTGCTTTCTGTTGTGCTTCTGTAAATCGTTTTTCAATACTTCTTTCTAATTGTATTAAACGATTTTCTGCTCTGATACGCATTCTTGCAGTATCAGCACCTTCATCAATAGTTATTGTATCAATGAAACCTTTAAACATTTGATGTACATCGCTAACAATAGCACGACTACTATCAAACAAACCTAAAAATAATGTAACTGATTTACCAGTATAATTATCTTTTAGTGCTAAACTTAAATTTTCTTTTGGAATACCACTTAATATAAAATCTTGCGATACTGCTTTTGTTTCTGTTGTTTCAGCAACTGTATTTATTTGACCAAAAGTACCAACACCTTTGTAAACTTCACTATTGACTGTTATGTTACCATAACCAGTCCATGCTCTTACAGTCACAGTAGCAAACTCAAACTTTGCAGCAAAGAAAGGTCTTACTACATCACTCTCAATAGCAGTTACAAAGTTAGTTGTTAAATCTCTAGCCATTATAATACTTTGCCTTTGTTTGGACCTTTTTTAATTCTATACCTTTGTGTTCCTGTTGCACCTATCTCTACTTCTTTTTTTAAATCTTTTACAAAACTCATTTGTTTTGTTTTCTTTTTCATATCTGATATATAACTCAAAATCTTTTTAGTAATTCTACTCATTACAATGCTTCAGTGCAAGTAAAGTTAAAACCATAATTACTAACTTTATCTGCTTCCCAACCTATGTTGTTAGTATCTAATCTCCATATTGTTTTAGCATTAGCACCATAAGTAATTATCGTATCATCGTTTATAGTTTCAATACTACTTCTTAATGCTGGTTCAATATTAACATTTGCTTCACCAGAGCCATTACTATTTGCGTTTGCTGTTACTAGATACATGTATGAATTTATTTGTATATAATCTCCTGCCTTTAAAACATTATTTGTACTATTAGCAAAACCATCTAAAGCAACTTGATTACCAGTTTGTCCAGCACCATTTACTCTTATTGTACCAGTGGCAACACCTAATAATGCATTATTGTCTGGGTCGCCTAATCTAAAAGTTCCTCTTCTTCCTCTTAATTGTACAAAGAATGCTTGCCACAATGCAGCATCTGCTCTTCTCATAGGTGCTAATCTAAAATCAGCTGTCCATACTTCACCTTCAAATTGTTGTACTTGTGATTGATATGTAAAACTACTTGATGTTATTGCTGTTGTACGAGCAAGCTGTAATTGACTATTTACAAAACCAGAAACTGTTGGTATGTCTAAAGGATAACTAGGATTAAATACTGCCATTATCTTGCTCCAAAACTTTCAGCAAACTTACCACCACGCAATCTTGCTTCTTGTACTGCAGCAATCGTAGAGTTTTGTATTTGTGGTAATAAATTTAAAACTTCTGAACGCACTGTTGCTTGTACACCTGTTGTAAAGTTTATATGTTGTTCTACTACTATTGGTGTTTGTTGTCTTGTTTGTGCACCAAAACCTGCTTTGTCCATAGGTGCTACTCTACCTGAACTATTCGGAATAAACAATTCTGGACCTTTTTCTCCTACTAGATATGGAGTGTTATTTGACACTGAACCACCACCTTGTCTGCCAAATATACTACCTACAATAGTTCCTATTGGACCACCAGCACTTGCTAAAATAGTTTTCTTTAATCTATCAAGTATTAACATCTTAATAATACTTGTAGTTAAATCTGCTATAAATGCTTGCATCATTTTCTTCATAACATCTTTTAATGATTCAGTACCACGAATTAATCCTATAATAGAATTTTCAACTGTACTAAATGCTTTATTGACAGCACCTTCAAAAGCACCATAAACTTTTTGCATTTGCTCTAATGCTTCAGCATTCTCACGACTTGTTTCTACTAATTTATCTAACATTTTTATTTGTTCATCAGTTAATGCAATACCATCTAATTTTGCTTTATTTAAAATTTGTTGTTTCATTTTAAATAATTCAAGTTCAGCACCTGTTTTACCTAATGAATCTTTTAAAAGTTTTTGACTTAAACTAAATGCTTCTACTTTTTGTTTAGCATCTGTATATACTTTTGATAATCTAAAGTCACCTTCACCTGATGGTTGAGTGCTTACAGTTTTTTCTTCTAATTCTTTTCTTTTCTCTATTTCCGCATTAACTTTTTTTAATATTTTTTCAATTTTTTCTATTTCACCTTTGTAGTCTTTTAAAGCAGGATGGTCCATGTTTGGTATTCCAGTCATTAATTCTGTTAATGATGGTTTATATGGAGTTTCTTTTGCTAATTCTTGTTGTACTTTTAAAAGTTTTATTTGTTCCTGTAACTCTCTTTGTTTTGAAATTAAATCATTATCAGTCATACCTAATACATCAACTGCAGGTATAGCATCAGCAAGTTTTAAAACTGCTGATGTAAACATTTTTAATAATGTTGTACCACCTAATAATTCTTCTTGAAATAGTGTAAACTTACGACCTAACTCATCAAAGGCACCAGCAACAGTGACATTATTACCAGAACCTGCAGCAGATTTAGCAACTCCTGATAGTTGTCCTTCAATAACTTTTAATATTTCTGACATGGCTGCTGCTTTTTGATTTGTGTCAGAAAGTGAGAATATTAATTTCTTTTGTTCTTCAGTAAAAGATATACCAGATCGTCTTAACATACTTAATCCGATTCTTGGCTCTTCTAATGCTTTACCTAATTGAAGTGTAGCAGATTTAACATCTGTTCCCATAACAGTAGCAATATCAGTAGCAACTGCTATCGTTCTACCAAATGCATCACCTGCGACTGCTTTGAAAGTTAATAATACAGCTTGTGCATCTCTCATTTGCTGAACACTAAATAAAGTGTTTTGAGCAAACTCTCTTGCCATTAATTCTAATTGTCTAGATGTTAAACCAGCAGCACCACCTGTTGCTTGAACTAATGCCTCAAATTTAACCATTGCTTGTTCTGCACGACTTGCAGCCATTACTAATGCTCTAAATGAAGCGACTAATCCAGTTACTGCTAAAATTAATGCACCAGCAGCAAAACCTGCACTGCCCATTAACGCACCAAACGAACGCATACGACCAGCGATTGGACCAAGTGGACCTTGTAATGCAGCAGTTGCTGTGGCAGCATTACTCATTCTTTTTTGGAAGTCACCAGATATTTTATTAGTTTTCCCCATGTCTTTTTGAAAAGACTTTTGAGTTTTACTAACACGAGATTGTGCCTTGGACATTTTAGTCTCAAGGTCTTTTATATCTGCTCGTATTTTAACTAATAAATCACCTACTGTAGCCATATTAATCTGGGAACCTCGTCATTAATTCTTCCATTTCATCTCTTGTTACTGGTTGTGCTTTTTTATTACCACTGTGAAATTCATTATGACAATTTAATGCAACTTCAAATTGCGGATATGTCATAGACCAAAACTCACTTGGTGATATATGCAATATTCCTATCGCAACTCCATACCACCTTTTTATTGGTAAAAATTCTATTTTGATTCTTTTTCGTTCTCGTTTGACTCCAAAGGGAGTTTCTGATTTTCATCAGCTTGTTCTTTTAAACCCATTGCTGTAAGTAAAACTTCTGAAACTATGTTTAAACAATTAGCAAAACCATGTTGTAAACACATATTACCAACTGCTTCATAAGTATATTTACCACCTGCACCTGTTAATGCTTCATGTAATATAACAGATACATTACTTACACCTACATCACCAGTACCAAAACCATTTACAATTTTCATAACTGGTTTACCTAATCTATCTTCAATGTTTGATAAATTTCTAAATGTAAGTTTGAATGGTCGTTCTTTACCAGCAAACTCGAATTTAAGTGTGCCTTCTATATTTTCATTCTGAGATGTCATCTAATTTTTTCTCCTTTTTCTTTTTTGGTTTAGAAAATACTGGTGCTTCAATTAAATCAAGCACAGTAATTTCTTGATGTCTAGATACAACTGCTCTTACAGTGTAATCCTTTTCACCGATTGTTACTTTTGAATCTAATTTGTATTTATCTTCATTATCAAATGGTAATTCAACAGACCCAGTGCCTTTTTCATGTAACACTTTTGCCATTGCTTCAACACTTTCACCATTGATAGTGATAGATTGTTTTGCCCATGGCATAATAACTTCCTATTTTCTAGTTAGTTATTATGCTGATGTATGAGTAACTTGACCTGAAGACTCTAGTGTTAAAGAATAAGTCTCTTCGCCATTGTACTCACCAGCTCTTTCATAACTTGTAATTTGAAAACTACCAGCAATATTGTCACCATCACCAAATACTAATTTGTATGTATCAATTGTGCCTTTTTGTGCTCTTTCTCTTACTTCATTTTCAAGAGTAGAGTCAGTAAAAACACCTGATGCAGATATTGCCATGTTTGATACTCCACCACCTGCAAGTAATGCTCTTGCTTTTGTGCTTCCTCCAGAAACTAATGGATCTGAATCTTTAGTAGTGATATCAACCATTTCACCATTGATAGTCATTGAAGTAGAACGCAAACCAGCTATTGTAGTTTCACTTCCACCTGTTGGCGTTGCTTTTAAAAGTAACGCACTTCCTTTTTGTGCAGCCATTTTATATCCTCCTTATAGATAATTTATGCTTAAATTAAATTTAATTCTTTAGTTGTCCACAACTAATTTTGATTCTGAAGTGTTATAATATATTATAAATTAATCATGAAGTATAGTCCTAAATCTTTGAACTCCATGATATGTTAAACCATCATTTTCTTTAATTACATCACTAAACTCAAATCTTGTATTGATATGGTCAGCACCAGTAACAGATAAATTTTGATTATGTAATAATTCATATATTCTAGCCATGATTTGTTTTGCTTCTTTTCTGCCTCTATTTCTTGAAAATATATGTATTGTTAAAGTAAAATTATTAAAGTCTAATGTTTTAGTTGATGATTCATCTGTCATAGTTTCTTCACCAATTACAATATATGGGTATGCTGTTCCTTGTGGTACATGGTCGTGAACTGTTGCACTATATGTACTTGTTATAGTGCTATCACTATTTAGTGTAGTAAATATTGTTTTCTGTAATTCAAAACTATGGTCTGACATTATCTACTTCCTTTTGTTTGTGATTTTTGTCCTGCTACTTTTATTGCTTGTTCTATTCTTTTTAAAATTTTTTGTCTATTTTTTTCTAGAGCAGGAAACATATATGGTCTTGGTAACATTTTAGAAGTACCAAACTCTAAAAACTTACTATAAAAAGCACGACTAGCAATCTCACCACCCATTTTATCACTATCTATTTTTCTTTTTATATTGTTTACTAAAAATCCAGTATCAGATGCTGGTGGTTGTCCAGGAGCAGATGCTTTGTGTGTTCTTCTTGGATTATATCTTTGATAAACTACACCTGCTTTAGCACCTCTTTGTATTGATTGTTTTGCTTCTTTTTCAACATCTGCTACACTTTTAAATACTGCGTGTGCGATTAATTCTTTACCTTTATCAGAAATATTTTTTAAATTTTTCTGTAACTCTATACTTCCTACAACTGTTGCTTTCACTTGCGTCATGCTGATATTGCTGTATGCTCCTCTGCTTCTATTTTTAAAAATCTATTCTTTTCTTCTAAATTTAAAATAGATCTTATATTAAATTGTCTTGTGCCAAAAACTATTTTAGTTGTATTGTTTATAGTAACATCATCTCTATATCTTATAAATATTTCATGTGTTACAGGATTTTCTACTTGCATACCTTGCGCACCATCACTAAATATTTCATTGCCTTTTTTAGGATGTATAGATGCAAATACATCTGCTATTGTGCTATAACTTTGTGTAAATCCACCAGCACCATCAGCAGTATTAGTTGAGTTTTGTAAACTCACTAAATGTCTTAAATCTCCTATTTTTGGTTTATTCTTCATTTGTCCATTAACCTATCCATGTGTGCATAAATTCTACCAATTACTTTATCCATACCCAATATCTCTTGTTGTAACATTGCTACTAAAGATTGTAATTCAACTAATGTAATTAAAACCCAAGTGGATAATCCCATTAATATAGTTCCAAGTAATGGTAAAACCCATTTATTATTTTTCATTATCCTAACCTGTTGCTAAATCTAATAACTTTAAATGGTTGTAATAAAGTTCCTAGAGTCATCGGCACAGGTATAGGTTTTTGTTCAATATACAATTCTCTATTTTCATACAAGTGCGATGTGTATAGATTTATTGCTTGTTTTATTGTTTCTGGTACATCTTTTGGTGCTGTTCCATAACCAGCAGTAAAAGTAATTATAAAAGCATTAGCAACTCTTAAACTTGCTACATCAGGAAAAGTTTGACTTCTTCTTAATACTATTTTTGGAGTATCAGAATAATTATCAACATAATAGTTGCTAGTAGCAAAAGTAGATTCAGTATCTGAATCATCATAATATTTAAAACTTGTAACTGCAACTAATGGTGATTTAGGTAAAGTTATATAGTTAGCAGTTCTATCCATAAATGGTCCAGTGCTAAATCCTTCAATTAATTTATCTTCTTGAGAATAAGGTATTCTATCTAAAGCAAGTTCATATGTTTTAGTTATAAATGAACGACCAGTGTATTCTTCTAAAACTTTAATTGAAGACCTTAACATCATTGTTAATTCTGAATCTTGGTCAAAATTATCTGTATCTATTCTTAATGTTTGTTTAACCTCACTCAAAGTAACAGGTGTAATATTAGTTTGCGATGTAATTTTTAATCCAGCCATTAGTGTAAAGTCTCCTTATCTTTTCTTACATATTCACCTATCTCTTCGTGCATATTTATATCTCTCATTGCTAATAAATCAGCAGCATATAAACCAGCCATTAATCTATTTGGAAAACCAGTAATAGTAAATGTAATTTTTGATTCACCATCAGATTGGTCTTCAATCCTCATTGTAGTTTTTATTTCAATTAATTTATCTTTCATATTATGTTTTTAATGGGTGACCAGAAGGAAGTAAATCTCTATCGAACTGACCAGATCTAAATTTACCTGTCCTTACAGCAAATAAAAATGCATTTACTCTAGCATATGCCCATTGCTCCTCACTTCTTACATTAGGTCTTACTGATTGTGGATTTGTTCTATAAGCACCTATACCTCTTCTAAATACAGCACCTAACATCCTAACAGTAACTCTTTTACCTTTTTTATCACCATGTTTTTCATTATGGTCTTTTACCTTGTTTTTTAGTCCTTCTTTTACTGCAGCAGTAAGTTGTTTTTCTTCTATATCCTCTTGACTTTCTGTTTCTTCAACAGTATAATCATTATCTAATTTTTCAGATTCTCTGTTTATCTGACCAACTTTCTTTCTAGCCCAACTAAATCCAGGATCGCCACCCCACAAAGCCCATGCTATTCTTCCAGCTGATGGATATCCTTTTTCACCTTGACTAAATCCTTGACCTTGTTTATCTACTTCATGACGACTAAAGAAACTAAACATTCTTTTTACTGTGCTTGGTGATAAGTTTTCTTTGTTTACTAATTGATTTGCTCTAGCAACACCAACCATAGTACCACCTCTACCATGTTCTTTTCTCCAAGCCAAACCTCTTTTTGCTTCTGCTGCCATGCTATCTGTTGGTCTTAAATCAATATCTGATATTGCTTTCTCATCTGGATAATCATCTGTTATCTCTAAACTCTTTTCATCTTCATCATCACCAACACTATCACCAGCTAAACTAATTGGCATCATAGTAGCACTAATAAATAAAGTATCTCCTCCTTTTATTGGATCGTAACCTAATTTTTCTCTTGCTTCGTTACGAGTTAAGATACCAGAATTAACTCCACTAACAACAGATTCAAAAACTCTTTTTCTACTTTCTGCCATAGCAGGAATACTATCAACATCATACTCTAATCTTAAATCATCTCCAAACTGTGGTGTTAGCCATTCATTTAAGTCAGATTGTATTCTTCTTAATATTGGTATAATTGTTTCTTCATATAATGCAAGTCTTGCTTCTGGCATATTGTTATAAGTTTGTGCATCAGGAATACCAACTAACTGTGCTGGTACACCAAAACATAATGCTATATCTATTGCTGACATTTTCTTTAATACTGAAAAGTCCATATCTTTTGGTGACATACCCATTTGTTGAAAACTAAAATCACCTTCAAGTAACATAGGTCTGCCAGCATTATTAGTACCACTAAAACGAGTTTCCATATCTGCTAATATTTGTGCTCTTTGAGTATCACTTAATTGTACTGTTGAACCTGTTTCATCTTTTGGTTTAAATATTACTGCACCACTAGGTCTAGCACCATTTGATAATAATGATACATTATGTCTGTTTGTTAAATTATGACTATCAATATTACTCGCAGCAGCAACTAAAGGAGACAAACCTAAATAATCGCTTTTAGGATGAAATAATTTAAAATGTTTTACTGCTGATTCACCTGTTTCTTGGTTTACATCATATTGAGATATTGTTTTACCATTTATGGAATAATGATATGCTTCTGGTAAATTTGTTTGCCCTGGAATTATTTTAATTCTATCAGGTCTTAAACAATATAACTCTTTTGGTTCAGAGCCTTCAGCACCAGTACCAATTAAGTAACTATTACCAGATAATAATAAAAACGAATATAATGATTCAAATAATTCTACATATCCTTTTGTTGGAGATGGTCTAGCAAGTAAATCTAATAATGGGTGGTCTTCAACATTTAGTTTACCTCTAAATAATTTTAATCTAACTCCAGCAGCACCTTGTGATATTTCATTGATACATCTAAAAGCAATAGCATTATTTTCATATCCTTCTTTTACTAAATCTTCATAACTATACTTTTGACCAGCAACATTTACATTACTAACCATAGCATAATTAGATGAAACTTGTTTTGTTTCAACTTTTTTAGTTTTAAAAATATTTCTTATGTTATCAAGTACTCCCATATTTTACCTTGCTGTTGCAGGAACATCATTGCTTCCGACCATTGTTTGACCAAATGCCCAATATACATAAAGTTGTCCACTCTGATTTCTGTCTCCATTTGAAGATCTAAATTTAAACCCATTAGATAGAATGTCTAACATAACTGTTGATCCTTCAGCACCAGTATCTTCTGCTAATAAATGTTTAGATGCTGGATTATAAGTATCTCTCTTAATATCGTGCATGTCCCAAGAACTTGAATTAGGTTTTTCTTTTGTCATAATAAAAGTAGGCTTGAATCCTGTGTACACAAATGTGCCATCTGAATTACCATTGCCTGTGTAGTTACCAAACTTACTGTAACCAGTTTTTTCTGAAAATACATAAGCAACATAATCACTGTTATTTGCACCTGTTCTTCCAGTATCCCCAATATAAAATACAGAAGTAGTCGGATTACCTGTACCTGCATTAATTTGACCCATAACTGCAGAACTACTGTTTAAATAAAAATAAGTGTCATCATACCAATTTGATGCTAATCCTTTATGGTACACAATCCAATCATCTGCTGACTCTAATCTTTTTATAAACCAAGTAGCAGGTTTAGCACCTAAACCATGACCTATTCGTTGGTCATTTGAACCATTACCTGTATATCTAACTATTGAAAAACCTGCTGTTTGATTTGCAGATACAGTTGATTGTATGTCACCACTAAAATTAGATGAACCGAATGTTGAGTTTGTGTTTACTTGTCCACCCATACCAGAGTGTGCAGTACAGTAGTAATATAAAGTTGCAGCACCTGATGCGACTGTAATCCTAGTGTATGCTCCTGAACTTCCTGGAGTACCATTTGTTGTTACACCAGTTGTGTATTCACTACCACCACCATGACTACCATTTGATGTTGTTGAAAATCTTAATGGATGACCAGAGTTAGAACTGTCTGATTGGTCAAAAGTATAAGTGCCACCTTCTTGTAAATCTAATGTAACAGCACTTGTACCAAAGTCATCAAATCTATATTTGTTACCACTATCACTTACTACTTTAACTGTGTAAGTTTGTGATGGAGATGCACCACCTGCTGACCAATTCCATGATACAAAATTTGCATTATTATTATTTATAGAACCTTTATCGCCTATAGTAAATCCATCACTATCAAATGAAGTTAAACCATTAGTATCAGTTGATTCTGCACTATTATCATTTGATTTTATTCTTTTAGTTGCACCTCTTACTGAATCGTAAAGTAAATGAGCATTTGCTGTTTCTGTTCTATTTTTAAACCAACACCAATCTGGTTGAAATCCAACACCTGTTATTGATTGTGTTGTTCCACTTGAACCTGTAGCATTACCTGTATAAAGTTTAGTGTTGAAGTGTGCTGTAGATTTATCTATTGTACTATATGCCATGTTTCCTCCTATTCATTTAATCCTTTTGTTGAGAGAGCTGTGTAACCAGTTGGTACATCATACTCAAATTTACCGATACCTGATGCGTTAGTTCCTTCTGAAACTAATGCTGTTGAAGTAATTGTTGGAGTAGCTGAATAACCAGATGTATTTCCAAAACTTCCATTACCAAAATTCCATGCAAACCTATCATGGTTACTTGCTTTATCTCCACACCAAAATCCCCAATGTGTAGTTCCTGTGTACCAAGATTGTGAAGATATATCTATTGCACCAGTTTTACTTGCACCAGATGTAGGATCTCCAGAGTTTTGCCATGTACCATTTTTTCCAAAATAAATTGCACCATTTTCCATATCACAAGCGATTTGAATAATATCTCCATTTGCATAACTGCTACCATAACTATTATTTTCTGTGCTTGGTATTATTGAGTAACCATTTTTTAAATATATAACTCTACCTATACTTGTAGAATTTGTTTGTTCTGGTAAGTTATAATTTTGATAAAATATTTCTGAAGCATAATCCATATCAACAATACCAACACCTGCTGTAACAGTATCATAAGTTAAATATTTTACTTCTGCATAAAATTTACCATTGCCTTTTGGCATGGCTAAAGTTGAAACTGCATAATTATAATTTGAATTACTTCTTGGATATACAAGAGTATTTCCATAATATAAATCTGTATCTACATTTGCATAATCAAAATCTAATGGGTTCATAGTACAAAATACATTACTTGGACAATCTTCAGTATTTGTAAGTGTACCACCACCAACTGTAAAGTTATTACCATTACCAGATTGGTCTGTTACTGAGTTACCATCTTTTAAAATAAAGAAACCATTGTTTCCATAAGTTACATTTGGAGCAGTATTTATTTTCCATTCTCCAGTTGTGCTGTCTGTTAAACCAAAATCAGATGCTTGATAAGCTGTACCATCTATAAAATGTAAATGAGACATTGAACCATTATAATAATATGTACTATCGTGTTTCATACCTACTAAAATTGGATAATTTGTATTTCCTATATCATAGTCTAATCCAACAAAACTACTTCTTTGGTCATTAGAAAAAGAAGTTATTTGTTCTCCATTAATCCAAAATTTTAATTTATCTGTTCCAGATTGTGTAGTATCTCCTGCAACAACCATATGATACCAACCATTTACATCTCTATACTTTGCAGTAGATTGACAATAAGCAGTTCCAGTAACTCCTGTTCCAAAATTATAATAAAAACTATCATTACCCCACCATAAACCTAATCCACTTGTAGAACTTGTTTGTCTTGAGTTCATAATATTCATATAATCTGAAGAAGCTAAACCACTTCTTTTTGACCATACAGATATTGTGAATTTTGCATTATTAGTAGGTGTTCCATTAGTAAATGTTAAGTGTGTACTAGCCATTAGTTAAATTGTCCTC